GTATACGCCAGTAGTGGCTGATATTTTAACTAAAATAAGAGCTGATATCGCAAGTGTTCAGGATGTAATTGGCGTCGGCATTCCGCTAGTGGTAATGCTGTCGATTGCTACACAAAATATTTTAGAAAACAGCACGGAAATCACTAAGCAGCTACAAGTCGGAACTATGACAACCGGTGCGGGAATCGATCTAGAATTAACTATGCTTGATAAGTGCCCTCTGATCGAAGTGCCAAGTGCTCTTATGAAAACGGCCTTTGTATTCGCGTCCGGGGCTACTGAATTCGGGTATACGGTAGCGGTCGGTGCAAAGAGTATCAACTGGATCATCATGGCACAAGACACTGCCATCGCCGTGTGTAAGACTGACACCATGCGCATCTTCGACCCGCTTACAAATCAAGATGCAAACGCATGGAAACTGGATTATCGTAAATATCACGACCTGTTCATTATGGACAACAAGTATGCGACCTTAAAGGTCAACCTGAAGGAGGCCCTAGTCTAATATGAGCTTTGAATTAAAGAAACTCAACGTCCACAAAGTGGTCGAAACTGAAAAGGAAAAGGATAATCTCACCTCTCAGGGATTCGTCGAAGTAAAGCCCGAGGAAGCTGGGGTACCTAAGACGGATGAAGCGCCTAACGAAGCAAAACCGGCTAAAGAGAGTAAGGCGTAAAGCTTTACTCTCTTTCTTTTAGGAGGTAGAAACCATGCTACTGGACGATATCAAAACAATACTCGGCAAGGAGTCAGACTACTCCATAGATAATTTACTGGGTGTTTATATCCGTAGGGGCGTAACTCTGATTACCAATTACATGAACGCTCCTATTACTGACCCGCCTACGCTCCCGGTAGATGTCGAAACGGTCTATGCTGATGCTCTCATTGAGTACACGACTCTATGTTACCGTAAGAGGGGCAACGAGGGGGTCAAGAGCTTCGGTCAGGGTTCTAGGTCAGGAACATACGAGGATGGGTTATCGGAGAGCGTTAAAAGCCTATTGCCTTCCCCTTATATTAGGATGATGGGATCATGTTAGCCGGTTATAGTGTTGATGCGTATAACCGATTACCCTCGACCAAAGTAAAAGGCATAACTATTCCGGGAGTTTTGGCGTTTGTTAAAACTATCGATTGCGATATGCAACCCTATTCTAGTGAACGGTTCATGAGGGATTATGGATATCAGATTGAGGTGACTAAACGCTTTTTTATCGAGGATATCACAGATTTAAAAATAGGCACCGTGCTCCAATACGGAACAGAAAAACACGAGATTAAAAAGATCATCTCGTGGGACATCTTTGAAGTCATGACACTTGAGGTGACTTGATATGGAGTTCAAAAGCAACAAAACCGCTGTGTTAGCGGTTCTCAAACTCTGTAAAAAGGAATTTTGCGAAGGTGTGGGTACTTTAGTAGTCGCGGAAGCACAATCAAGAACAGTGGTGGATACCGGAAATCTAAGGAGATCCGAGGTGTATGAAGTCATGCCGGGTAATGCTGGAGTAAACGTGGGGGCTAACGAAAGTGCACCCTACGCGTTAACTATTGAAAAGGGGTTATCTGGGCATAGGGCACAGCCTTTTCTTGAACCCGGCGCGATGGCGAGTATACCTAAGATTATCAACGTAGCTGAAAGCGTCTACAGAAGTAAACTAGGCGGTGCGTGATGCTAAAACTATACGCCTTAATTAATTCCTTGGTTGAGTCAATCTGCCCTTGTTTTGTTGATCACTATCCCGAGGATGAAGAAAAGGTTTATCCTTATGCAGAGATTCGATTCCCGAACGTCCTACCAAATAACTCATTTTCAGATAATAATCTCTTAGAAATAGATATTTGGAGCGACAAAGGAACGGATATAAACGGGATTGAGGGTATCGCTGATTCAGTTAATTTGGCATTGAATAGATTGCAATACAACGATGCATCCATGTATGTGTCCATAAACAAAAATAAGCCGTACCGGTTATCCCTGCCTGATCCAATAGTACACATTCAGCGCAGACAACTCCGGTATGTTTGCACAGTTTATTACAAATAAGGAGTGATCAATTTGACAGTTGGAAGCGAAAACACGATCGGGTACACAGCAACGACACCTGATAACTTAATGATTGACGCCGGTGCTATTTACAAGAACTACGGACTAACAGGCGAGGCGTTACTTGGGGCCACATCTGGCGGTAATGAATTCCAAGTAGTAGTTAAAACGCGAGACGTAAAAGTCGACGGTTTAAAGGGTACGGTGAAGGGCTTAACTAGGATCGTGAGCACCGACGTAACACTGAAAGTTAATATGCTGGAAGTTACCGCCGAAACCCTCCGGATCGCATTAATGGGCGTAGTGGATGCCACTGGATTAGAGTACGATGTCATCACGGGCAAGACCGAAATACTTCTAACTGACTACATTGACAACATCGCCTTAGTTGGGCGCATTAGCGGATCGACTAAACCAGTTGTGATTATGCTCAAGAATGCACTAAGCTCGGATGGGATCAAGTTCTCTAACAAGGATTCGGCAGATAACATTTTACCCATTACATTCACCGCATCCATTGATCCAGAAGCGCCAGATGATAGTCCCTACGAAATTAGATTCCCAAAAATAGTATAAAGCACAATTGAAGCACCTCCGATCAGGGGGTGCTTATTTAATTAATAATCGGAGGTACGCGCGCATGAGAAAACTTATTACAAAAGATATTTTTGCACTTAGTCGCATTATCAAAAAAATGGACATCAAAAAAGAGATCTCGGAAGTAGCTCAGGATGTTACTGGCTATTCATCCGAAGAGAAGATAAAGGCAGAGGCAGCAATGCAAACGAGCCTAATTATGATCTTTGTTGAAAACATTGGCTCGGTAGAGGTTGAAATCTACAAATTCTTATCAGATGTTACCGGATCGGAAGTTAAGGAAATCGAGGACATGAATCTAACTGCATTTATGGAGCTTATCAAAGAGCTGTTTAGCCAGGACGGAATTGGAGATTTTTTATCCTCAGCACTCAAGTAGAATCTGCTGAGTGCTTAGATATTTTAGCAACACGATATGGAGATATGAGTTACATTATGGGCCTTGACCCAGTAATGGGCTACGAAATAATCAAAACCGCGTATGAAAAGAAGGCAGAAGATCAGTTGTGGCAACAGTATTTAGTGGATCGCGCAGGAATGGACGATACAAATTTCATGACTTTCGATAGGTACAGGATTAAGGCTTTCGGGACTAAGACAAAGGTTGATAAAGAACAAGTACTAAAAGACGCAGAGTTAATTAAGGCTGCAGATATGGCAGGAAGGAGGTAATCCTATCCAAATATTTGAATTATTTGGCTCAATACTCCTTAAGGACTCTGGCGTAGAAAGCCAATTAGATAAATACGACAAAAAAGCCTCCTCTGTGGGTAAATCTATGAGCAGCTCTTTTTCAGGAATAGCGAGTGCGGCACTGAAACTCGGCGCGATCATTGGCCTCGGTATGGGCATCAACGATATGATTTCAAAAGCTTCAGCCGGAGAGCAGAAAATGGCACAAATGGACGCGGTCTTAAAGTCCACAGGCGGGGCTGCTGGAATGACTAAGGACGAGCTAGTTAAGTTAGCCGACGCCCAGGGTAAACTCACTACCTTTTCTAAGGGAGCAAATCTTGAATCTGAGAATTTGCTACTGACATTCACATCTATTGGCAAGGATGTTTTTCCGAGTGCTTTAAAAACAGTCAACGATATGTCAGTCGCTTTGGGACAAGATACGAAGTCCAGCGCAATGCAATTAGGTAAAGCTCTGAACGACCCGGTCGCGGGTGTAACTGCGCTTCAAAGAGTTGGAGTACGTCTTACTGAACAACAAAAAGAACAAGTAAAAGCCATGGTAGCTGTCGGAGATACCGCAGGAGCACAAAAGATTATCCTTGCAGAATTGGCAACAGAGTTCGGGGGCAGTGCGGAAGCGGCTGGGAAAACTTTCGCTGGCCAGATGCAAATTGCAAAAAACCAAGTCAGCGGACTCGGATCAACAATCGGGAGTGCATTGCTACCCGTATTAACTAGCATGATCAATGCTGTGAATAATAACATGCCAGCAATCAAACAGGTAATAACGGATGTAGTGACGATCGTAACAGGTAAGTTCAAGGAATGGATCACGATAGGTGGGCAGATCGCGGATGAACTATTCCCTAAACTTAGCGGTTCAATGGGTGATGTAAAGGCCAAATCATCCGGGTTCACCGATGCGTTAGGGATTGTCACAAAGGCATTAGAATTTGTGCGAGATAACATAGGATTTGTAAAAACAGCACTTGGAGTGTTGGGCGTTGCCTGGTTGTTACACGAAGGGTATATCATAGCAAATAACATTGCGTTAGTCGCCCATAATGTAGTCCAGACTGCAAAGATGTTGCTAGACAAGGGTGAAACTGCTTACCTTTGGCTATTGATTACTGCAGATAAAGCTCGCGCGGTTGCAACAAAAGCTTCAGCAGCGGCGCAGTGGTTACTAAATGCGGCTATGACGGCCAATCCCATAGGGATAATAATAACCTTAATCGTGGCGCTAGTAGCTGGTTTTGTTTTACTCTATAAGAATAACAAGACCTTTCATGATTTCATCGTAAACTCGTGGAAAATCATTAAGCAAGTTGTTAGCGAGTCCATTGCAGCCATTATTGGATTCTTCCAAGGATTGGGTGCCTCAGTATCACAAACATGGTCCAACATAAAAGCATCTACAGAAACCGCGTGGAATGGAGTTAAACAGTTCTTTACCGAAGTCATAACCGCAATCGCGGCCTTTGTAACGGATAAGTTTGGTTGGCTCATAGACGCCGTAAAAGAGATTTTTAATGGGTTTATGTCATTTTGCGATGGAATATGGAACGCGATAAAGGCAATATTTTTAGGTGCGGTATTACTCATACTAGACATAGTCACGGGAAACTTTGACCAGCTAAAGAGTGACGCTGAGGGAATATTTAATGCACTCAAAGAAGCCTTTGGAGAAATATGGGACGGTATATACCAGGTCTTTTCAGGAGCGCTTGACTTAATATCCGGGTATTGTGAAATGGTGTGGAACGGAATTGTTACAACTGGACAAGCAATCTGGAATGGATTTAAAGGGTTCTTGAGTACTTTATGGACGGGCATAACTAACGCGGCAACAACAGCATGGACTGCGCTAAAGGAGTCCGTAATTAATTTATGCAAGACTATCATCCAAGGCGCAGAGGATGTATGGAATGATCTTCTAGCATGGTTCAGGGAGTTACCCAGTAAATTGCAAACCATTGGGTCGAATATGTTCACCTCAATGAAGAACGGTATCGTGAGTACGATATCAGGCGTTAAGAGTGCAGTGGTCAGCGGAATCACAACCGCTATTGATTGGATCAAGAAGCTACCAGGAGAAGCACTGCAATGGGGCAAAGACATAATCATGGGTATTGTTAATGGTATAAAGGCTGCAGCCTCTGCTGTTGGTGACGCGGTAAAAGGAATTGCGCAAGACATACGAAGCTTTCTCCATTTTAGTGTTCCCGATCAGGGGCCATTAGTAGATTTTGAAAGCTGGATGCCTGATTTTATGGGCGGACTTGCTAAAGGGATTGACGCTAATAAATTTAAAGTAATCGACTCCATAAAGAGCTTAGCTAGTAATATGAAAGTCAATGCAAATATAACGACGGCAAGCAGCGATTCGACGGATAGCAGCACCGTTTCAAGCGTAAAAGCAAGTAACGGGTTAACACTTAGCATTACAAATTTTACTAATAACAGAAAACAGGATATTGAAGAACTAGCTCAAGAACTAGAACTGTATCGGCAAATGTACAGCAAAGCCATAGGGGGTACCTAATGGATAGTTTCATCTGGAAAAATAAAGATAGCTACCTTGACTATGGCATTGTCATTAATACTAAGCCTCCTTCTGTCCGGTCTGAGAGGAATGTCCAAGAAATAGAAGTGCCCGGCAGAGATGGGGATATGACAATTGATGATGGCACATACAAGCCAATTACATTCCCTTTTATTTGTACTTTATTAGATATGGATAGACTCGACGAGGTAAAGGTCTGGCTAGACGGATATTCTGATCTAATTCTAAGTTGGCAAAATGACAGATATTATAATGCGAAAATGATTAATAGGATTGACATAGCCCAGAGTTTAGAGCAACTGGGAGAGTTCCCCCTGTTATTTAAAGCACAGCCCTTCGCGGCAATGCTAGAAAACCAAACGATTACGCTTACTTCAGCCGGTAGTATTTTTAACAGTGGGACCCACAAAAGCAAGCCGGTAATAACGGTTTACGGGGCAGGAACGATTGACCTGACCATTAATAGCACAGTGGTCCACTTAACAAACGTCGTTGATTACGTGACGATCGACAGTGATTTGATGGATGCGTACAAAGGGACTCTTTTGAAAAATAACGATATGCTTGGAGAATTCCCCGAG